TGGAAGAATTTTTGGCTCACACTTATAGAATTTCTGGTGTTGTTCCAATTACTGCAAACGTAAATGCAGCAGACAAACCACACCTCGAACAAGCTATGCAAGTTGGTCGTTCTTTGATGTACTTAATATATCAAACTGATGGCCGTGAAGATAATGCTCCAATGCTGGGTAGTTTCACAAGTATTTTGGTGGCCAACACAATCAATGACTATGCTAATCTCCTTGTCACATATGCCAACACAATTAATGCAAGTGTTACGGAAAGTCAAGGCGGCACCCCTCCTGACAACATCTATACAATTAGAACTTCCAATTTGTCTTTTGCCACAGTAAATACTATTGCTACTGTGGCTAATAGTTTAATTACTATAGTCCGTGATAGGAGGGTGCATGATGAGAATTTCTATACAAATGCTTGTCAGTTGGTGAATGACGCCAAAACTGTTCGGAGATATGGTAGTTTGGGTGCCTCTGAGAATAGTTTAATTCAAAATCTTGTTGGTTCTGATAAATTAAAATCTAGGCTTGCCCAATAACAACATAAATAGAAAATGGCAACAGTAAATACAACCACAACCAGAGAATGGCGTGACTTGGATTTGAATTTTAAGATTCATCCAATCCGTAAAGATATCAATAAAAATAAAGCCGAAATAGCCGTAATTAATTCTATTAAGAATTTAATTTCTACTAGGCATTATGAAATTCCATTCCAACCTGAGGTTGGTTGCAATGTTCAAAAACTACTATTTGAGCCACTAGATGCGGTCACGGCAACTCTGATTGAGCGTGAGATTACAGAAACAATTAATAACTTTGAGCCTAGAGCTGAAATTTTGAAGGTTTCTGTTTCCGCTGATACTGATAATAACGGTTTTAAGGTTGATATGTTATTTAAAATTATTAATAGAACCGACCCTGTAGCAATCAAATTTTTCTTAGAGCGAGTTCGATAAATGGCAGATAATCGTCTACAAGTTGCGGAACTTGATTTTGACACAATCAAAACCAACCTAAAAACATATTTAAATCAACAGTCAGAGTTTCAAGACTATGACTTTGAAGGCTCTGGCCTTGATGTTCTTATAAACCTTCTTGCGTATAATACCCATTATAATGCATATTACCTTAACATGTTGGCTAATGAGTCATTCTTAGACACAGCTTTGTTGAGAGATTCTGTGGTGTCTCATGCTAAAACATTGGGTTATGTACCATACTCAAAGACGGCTGCAACAGCAACTATTAATTTGACAATTGAAACAAATGACACTACTGTAGATACTGCAACAGTACCAAAAGGTTTTACTTTAATATCCAATACAATTGATAATCAAAATTATAATTTTGCCGTATTAACAGATACAACTGTTACGAAAAGTGGAACAAAATACTATTTTGAAAATGTCCAAATTAAAGAAGGACAGTTTGTAAGTTATTCATTTACACAAGATAGTACCGCAAATCCTAAAGCTATATTTGAAATTCCTGATTCTGATATTGATACATCCACAATTTCAGTAACAGTAAAGCCATCTTCAGGCAATACACAAACTACAATTTACAATAAAGTTACCGACATTTTGGATGTAACTGGTTCATCTGAGGTATATTTTATACAAGAGGCAAGAGGCGGTAAGTATAAGATTTATTTTGGCGACAACATTATTGGTAAAAAGTTAAATGATGGTGCAATTATCAATGTCACATACTTGTCAACAAATGGTGTATTGGCCAACAAGGCATCCGAATTTACTGTTGCTTCTCCAATTGGTGCATATACAAATATTTCGGTAACTGTTACGAATGTTGCTTCTGGTGGAACAAATAGAGAAACCGTGAATGAAGTAAAATACAATGCTGTGGCTCAATTTGCTACACAGAATAGATTGGTCACATTTAAAGATTACGAATCATATATTACCAAGAATTATCCTTCATTAGATTCTATTTCAGTTTGGGGTGGTGAAGAAGAAAATCCACCAATTTATGGCAAAGTATTTTTGTCTATCAAACCAAAAACTGATTACTATATTTCTGAAAAAGAAAAACAAAGAATTATTAACGATATCATTACACCAAAATCTATTGTTGCCGTTCAGACGGAGTTTCGTGACCCTGAGTATTTGTATTTGTTAGTTAACAATTACATTCAGTATGACCCTAAAAAAACTACACTTGGTGAAGCTGCTATTAAAGCTAACATAAGAAATTCTGTAATATCATATAGAAATGATAAACTCAATAGATTTACATCAAAGTTTATCTTATCTAAAATGCAAGATTATGTAGATGGCACAAGTTTAAATTCCATCATTGGTTCAGAAACTACAGTTCGTTTACAAAAAAGATTTTTGCCAATTTTAAACGCATCTAAAAATTATACAATTAATTTTAATGCTGGATTACATCGTGGTACAATTACAAACAAGTTGAGTTCAACCAACTTTAATGTGTATGATGTTGATGGTGTTGAAAGAACGGTTCAGTTTGATGAAGTTCCTCAATCTTATTCTGGTATCACATCTATTGGTATTACTGACGCTGGTTCTGGTTACACATCTGCACCAACTGTGACAATTACTGGTGATGGTACTGGTGCAACAGCAGAAGCTATTATTGTTAATGGACGAATTCAGAAAATTAATGTCATTGACCGTGGTACAGACTACACCCGTGCTATTGTTACTATTACAGGTGGTAATGGTTATGGTGCTAAAGCTACAGCTCTAGTTGATGGTAAAGTTGGCACATTGAGATTGGTATATTATGATACAAATGCTCAACGCCAAATTGTAAAGGAAAATGTCGGTAACATTTTTTATGATGTTGGCTCAGTAGAAATTTTTGACCTTGATATCCTTTCCGTTTCTTCAGCTGATGGTTACATTCGTTTATCATTTGAATCTGAAAAAGGTATTATTGAAACCATTAAAAATACTATTATAACTATTGATGAAACCGATCCAACTTCTATTACAGTTGATTTGGCCAAAGTATCTGTATAATTAAATGTCCAATTTAAAGACCTCACTGCTTGTTGCACAACAAGTACCTGAATACGTAAGTAACGAATACCCGTTGTTTGTTGCTTTCCTTGAAGCATATTACGAATTCATGGAGACTGCTCAAGGAACACAAAAGAATAATGTATTGTCTTTAGGTAAAGACATGCGATATGTTCCCGATGTTGACGCTTCTATTGGTTCATTTGAAAGAAGTTTCTTTAACAACTTTGCGGCTTTGTTCCCAAGAGATGTTAAAATTAACAAAGAGATGTTGATTAAGAATGTGCTGCCTTTATATGTAGCTAGAGGTAATGAAAAGTCATTCAAACTTCTTTTTAGGATGTTGTTTGGTGATGAAGTAAATGTTATTCTTCCTAAAAATAACATTCTTCGTGTGTCTGATGGTAAATGGACACTTGATAATGTTTTGAAATTGGAAACGGATATTCGTAGTGTCTATACCGGTTTAGGCGGCGCAAATACAACTTTTTATTTGGCACAACAAGTCAATAATGATGAAGTTCAAGTATACGTTGATGATGTTCTTAAAACACTTGATACAGATTACACCATTCGTAAAGAATCTAGAAAAATAGTTTTCAATACAGCACCAAATTTAAATACAACCATTAAGGTTGTTTATAGTAACTTTGACGTTACTTTATTAAACAATCGTAAAATTATTGGTCAAACTTCAGGTGCATCGGCAATTATTGAGAGTGCTTCTAAACGAATTATTACCGACCGATTAAACTTTGGTTTGCCATTTGAATTAATTATTGATAAGAGAACCTTGACTGGTTTGTTTGTCAATGGTGAACAAGTAAAGACTGATATCTTAGATTCAAATGGAACAAAGATTACTCTTTATGCTGACACATTCTCAATTTTAACATCTATTCTCGTAACAGGTTCAGGTGCATCTTATAATGTTGGCGACAGAATTACTATTCTTGGTGGTGGTGCAACATCAGTAGCTACAGCAGAAGTTGAATCGGTTACACTTGGTGTTACCAATCGTATTGTTGTTAACTACGGCGGCGCTGGTTTCCATACCGCATCTCTGATTTCTAGTTCGAATACTCCTGGTGATTCATTTATTACTGGTGCGGTTGATGGTGTGGATACATCAGGTGCAAATACAAATATCACATTCTTAATTAATGATGATATTATTAACACATATTCAAACATTTCATTATCAGCTGCAGACTATGGGTTTCCTTCTCAAGTAATTCCAGCGGGTGAAAACATCAACACTAGAATTTTTGATGCATTGTCAACACTAACAATTTCAGACCTTGGTCCAATGACCAATGCTGTTATATTGTTCTCTAATACATCTGTAAATACGGCTATTTTAGATTCTGAAGGTGCTCGATATTTGCTTGGTGATACCATCTATGATATCAAATCATTTCGTTCTGTTGGTCGTATTGACATTAATAATGGTGGTGTAAACTATAAAGTTGGCGATGAAATTAACTTTGGTGTAAATCCGAGTGGTACATATGGTTACGGTGCCGCAGCTGCGGTAACTGAGGTTGCTGGTTCTGGCACTATCACTAAAATTAAAGTGCAGTCACAGCGAGTGGCCGGTACTGCAAATATTTTGAATAACTCTATTGTTATTACAGGAACAGGTACAGCATTTGGCACAGAACTTGGCGTTGGTGATAAAATTACTATTCGTAGCCAAGACCGTTATATTAATGCAGTAACTTCATCCACAAGCGCAACAGTAAATACGGCATTTTCATTTAGTGACGGAACTGTTTGGTCTAATAACAACTCAATAGGTTCACAATCCCGAGGCGTTGTTGGTGGTATTAATTATACACAAGGCAGTTTTCCAACTGTTACTGTTTCTACCTCATCTGGCGGCTCTGGTGCTAACATTGCCATTACTTCATTGATGGGTGATGGTGAAAGATTGACTGCTTTGACGGACTCGGTTCCAGGTCAAATTATTTCGATTAAAGTCACTGGTGGTGGTATCGGCTATCAGTACATTCCACAAGTCGATTTGACGAATATTGGAGATGGTTCCGCAACAGCCGCTGCACAGATTGGTAAGTCTTATTCGACTTTGCCTGGTCGTTGGACTACCTCAGATTCAATTCTGTCTAGTTCGGAAAGACGCCTACAAGGCAGTGATTACTATGTGGATTATTCATATATCACATCCTCATTGACGGAATTTACCCGTTATAAAGATGTATTAAAACAACTTTTACATCCGGCCGGTTTCGTAAATTATGCCGATTTGAATAAAAATTCAATCATTAAACCTAATGAAACCTTCGTTTCAAGGAAGATTAGCAATCAAATTTCTGGTACCGTATCGGTATCCAATGGTTCAATTTACGTGGGTGGTACAAACACAAAATTCAACATTGCAAACTCACTCGGAACACTTACAATCGGTACAAGTATTGCTGTTAATGGTGAATTGAGAGTGGTAAATAGTATCATAAGTAACACAAATATTTCTGTTTCCTCTGCATGGACAATGAACACCAGCGGCGAAACTCTAATTATAGTGACATAAATAGATTTTATGGCAGCAATAACTAACAAAAAATTATCTTTTAATACGGCAGAACAATTCAAAGAATCGTTCTCTGAGGCTCTTCCAACCATCACTTATGTGTTTCTTGGAAACCATGTTCCTTATGCCAACGAATCTTCTCCAGATTCTATAGTCGATACCATTTCAGCTGAAAAGACAACATGGGACAATATGTTTGCTGCAAAGCGAGCAACTGGAAATGACGTTCAATTAGTTGTTCCAAGAGTTAATTGGACATCCAATACTGGTTACCGCCAGTATGATGATACGATTGATATTGGAACTCTTTTGTCGGCTAATCCAGCACAAAATCTTAAGCCAATGTATATTCTTACATCAGCTAGAAATGTATATAAATGCGTTTCAAATAGCGCTTCGGCCAACTCAACAGTTGAACCAACGGGTGACTATACAACTTCTAACGGCAATATCTCTACAAGTGGTGGCTATGTTTGGAAGTATATGTACAATGTTAAACCATCCAATAAGTTTTTAACGACAGATTGGATCCCAGCACCAACCTCAACATCCGCTTTGGATTATGGTGTAAATGCAGCTGGTGTGGTTGATGGTGAATTAACAAACATTGTTGTTACAAGTCCAGGTGTTAACTATAGACAAGCTTCAAATATTAAGGTTGATTCCTTCGCATCAGGACAGACAACTCTTAAATTGGCAAATACATCGTTGGTTCTTTCCATCTTTAGTATTCCAGCTTTGGCTAATTTAAGTAATTTGGCTATCACAGGAACGGGTATTGCAGCTGATACATACATTAGTTCCATTTCAAACACAACTGGTATTATTACACTATCTAATGCAACTACTGCTATTGGTGGTAATGCAAATAATATGACAATTTCAACCAGAGTTTATATATTTGGTGATGGTGTTGGTGCTGTTGCAACTGCTACATTATCAAACACATCTTCTGGTGTTGCAGCTGTTGCGGCTAATGTATCTAAAATTGCAGTTACAACAATTGGTTCTGGTTATTCCAAAGCAAATGCATTTATCTATGGCTCAGGTTCTGGCGCACAGACTAGAGTTATTTTGCCACCAAAATTTGGACATTCTTTTAATCCAGCTAAAGAATTGATTGCTAATAATGTAATGGTTTCTGTTCGTGTTGGTGAAATTGATTCTACAGAACAGGGATTAATTTCAATAGACACATCATTTAGACAAATTGGTCTTATGAGGGATCCATATAAATATGGATCATCTGTTGTTGCAAATACATCTACTGCAAATTCTGTTATTTCACAAACTACTAATTTGGATGTTGTTGCAGGTGCTGCATTTGCACTAAATGAATATGTCTATCAAGGTTCTTTTAATAACCCAAATGCATATGGTTTTGTTAATGCACAAACAACAAATGGTGTTCGTTTAACTAAAGTAAAAGGTACATTTATTACTGGTCTTTTACTTGTTGGCGCTAACTCTGGTGCCTCCAGAACAGTTACAGCTGTGGCAAATCCAGAATTCTCACCATATACAGGTGACATATTGTATACTGAAAACATAACAAAGCTTGACCGTGCCGATGGTCAGGCTGAAAATATTAAACTAGTCGTAAGTTTCTAAGGACGGTCAATGGCTCTTGATACCAATTTTAATGTAAACCCATACTATGATGACTTTGATGAGGATAAGAAATTTCTTCGCATGTTATTCAAGCCAGGATATGCGGTTCAAGCACGTGAGTTAACACAACTGCAAACAATCTTACAGAAACAAGTTCAACGCTTTGGTAATTCTGTATATAAAAACGGTTCAGTTGTAACTGGCGGCCAAACTTTCTTCCAAAATGTAA